CTTGCGACATCTGGATCACTCGCACAGGCACACTTGGCCAGCAGGGTGTGGACTTTCAAAGCCCAGCACCTTACCGCCTAGGCCGTTCTATGCTGACCCGAGTTTCAGGCCTACTAGGCAAGCACCTAGATACGAGGGGTTACCTTGGGTAACCTAGCAACCTATCGCGCCAACCTTGCCGCAACTCTTGCAGCTGCCGGGCGAGTAGTTTACGCATACCCCAATGAGAACATCACGCCACCTGCCATTGTGCTGGTGCCTGGATCGCCTTACATCACAGTAAGCGCAATCGGTGGGGCGCGATGCAATGTGCGCTTTGACATCACAGTAATTGTCAACGCAGCCGACAACCAAGCGGCCTTGGCAAACTTGGAAACTTTAATTTTGTCAGTAACCGATCTACTAGCCAACAACATTTCGTTTTTGGGTGGATGGTCACAACCAACAGTTCAGCAAATTGGAAACGCCGATATGCTAATCAGCCAACTCAACATCGAGATGGTCACAACCAACTAGAAAGGCAAGTCATGCCAGCAACATACATAACTGGTCGGAATCTGACCCTGAGCATTAACTCGGTGTCTTACGCTGACCAAGCAAGCACAGTAACTTTGGAACGCGAAAACAATCAGCAGGTACTTGAAGTGCTGTCGGGTCGCGCTTACAAGACCGTTGACAAGTTCGCCACACTAAACGTGGAACTATACCTAGACGACACATCATCAGCTGGAATTATCAGCGCGCTTTGGGATGCGGCTAACTCTGCACCTGACACATCGCTGGCATTCTCGTTTGATGTAAACGGCGACACATTTACTGGCAACGTATTCCCAGTATTTCCAACCGTTGGTGGCGCGGCCACTGACGTACTAACCACCTCGCTATCCTTTGTAGTCGAGGATGGAACAGTCGCTCGGGCTTAACGAATAGAACAGGGCAACCATTATGCAATACACAGTTACAACAAAACAGGGCAACAACTACATAGTGAGCGATGAGTCGGCTTGGCTGTGGATCGAGATCGAACGTGAACTCGGTTACACAGTCAGCCAGGCAGCTGACAAGATGAGCCAAGGTTCATTAGATGTCATCACTTGTATGCTTTACAAGGCCGCAAAGGCCCAAGGGCATACAAAGATGCCAAGCCAGCAAGCCTGGGTCACCAATGAGTTTGAAACCTTTGAGGTGGTCGAGGAAAGCCCAAAAGAGAACTAAGGGACACGCTGGTGCGGATCGCAACATCGACCGGCATCCCTTTGGCCGATCTTTTGACTTGGTCGCTCGCTGACATAACAACAGCAGTAACGCTGATACAAGAGAGGAATGGTCATGGCTGACAAAGTAACCGTCAAGATGACCCCTGACTCTCGGGACTTGCGTGGCCTTTACAAGGCATTTCGTGAAATGGATGAGGGCGCAAAGAAAGCACTTAAAGACGATGTCACTAGCATTAGCCAGTGGTCGGCCACAGAGATGCAAAGCAGCTACAACTTAAACCCATTGCCTGCCCAAGCCCAAAAGGTTGCGGCGACTATTCGAGCCAACAAAGATCGCATCCCTAACGTCACGATCGGTGGCAGTAAGGGTCGATTCAGTGGTGGCGCGGTATCTGGTCAAGTTTTGTTTGGATCAGAGTTTGGTGGCCCAGCACCTTTTGAAAATGGTGGTCGTCGTTTTCCTGATCGATCACCTGCACAGGGTCGCGGTAACGAGGGCTATGGAATTTTCATAACCCTTAAAAGAATCCAGCCAGAATTGACACGACGTTGGAAAGATGCCGTAAGCAAAAGAGTTATAGAAAAGTGGGATGACAACAATGGCTGATGTGAGAACACTCAAACTCAATTTGCTTGCTGATGTAGATCAGTTTGGCCGAAGCCTTGCACAGGCAGACAATGATGCCAAGGGATTTGCTGGTGGCCTTAAAAAATACGGGAAGATTGCCGCTGCCGCTTTTGTAGTTGCTGGCGCAGCCGCCGCCGCCTATGCAGTCAAGATCGGCATTGATGGTGTCAAGGCCGCAGTTGAGGATGAAGCATCACAAAAGCAACTTGCCGAAGCCTTAAAGAACACAACCAATGCCACCGATGCGCAGATCAAGTCAACCGAGGCTTACATTACCAAGCAACAGTTGGCCTTTGGCGTAGCCGATACCAAGTTGCGCCCGGCACTGGCAAACCTTGCCCGAGCCACCAGCGATGTAGGCAAAGCGCAAGAACTAACCAACCTTGCTTTAGACATCTCGGCATCGACTGGTCGAGATCTTGAAACCGTATCGCTAACTCTTGCCAAGGCTTACAACGGCAACATCGGCGCGCTTACGAAATTAGGCATCCCACTTGATGAAAACATCAAAAAAACAAAAGATTTTAACGTAGTCCAAGATGAACTTGTAAGGCTATTTGGTGGCGCAGCTAAGGCCAACACCGAAACTTATGCAGGTCAGTTGGCTATCGTCACAGAGCGCGTAGGCGAACTTAAAGAGTCAATCGGTGTGGCATTACTGCCAACCATGAAAACATTATTAGAGGAAGTTAATAAAGTCGCCAAGGGATTTAGTGGTGAGGATCCAGAGGGATTAAGCAATCGTGCCAGAGAACTAGCTGGAAACTTTGAGGGCGATGGCGCATTTAGTTTAGGCGGCGCACTTAGAGCAGTTACCGATGCTTTTGGCAATCTATTTTCAACCGTCACGGACGGTGGCCCAGGTGCGGCGAGCATGATGGAAAGAATTGCAGCATCATTGGAAACGGTTGCAAATGCAATCAACGCTATTTCAAATGCTTACCAAGCCGCCCTGCCTGCATTGCGATTTATTCAAAATCCGTTGAACATAAATTTGCCAGAGGCAGGATTTACGCCTCGACCAAAAGCAAGAGCAGCTGGTGGCTCGGTCATGGGTGGACAGGCTTATCGTGTAGGCGAGTTTGGACCTGAACTCTTTGTACCTAGCGGATCGGGATCGGTTCGCCCTGATGCCGGAAGCGGTCAAAACGTAACTATTAATATGAACGGAATCATTGACGGTGAGTCTGCTCGCCGTTCTATCGAGAAGCTGCTGCAAGATAGCGCAAGGCGCACAGGCGCAGTAAACTTTGTTGGGGCAACATTGTGACCGTATACACGCCTTACCCAAAGGTCATCTTTGCTGGGGTCAATGAGTATGCAGATAACACAATCAGCAACATTTCAATCAGCCTAGGTCGCCGTGACATTTACGAACAAGCCCTAGTTGGTATTGCCAATGTAAGGCTTTGGACTGATGCAGATACCGCGTTAAACGTCAACCTGTCCGACAGCATTCAGATTCAGGTCAAGGATTCAACCAACACTTACCGCACGATCTACACAGGCACAATCTCTGATCTTGACATCAGCCTTGATGCCTATGGCAGTGAGGGATCGGTGGCCATTTACAGCATCACAGCCGTTGGCCCACTAGCCATACTTAACCGTTTTACAACTGGCGGCGACGGATTTGCCAAAGAGTTTGACGGCACACGAGTGTTAAACATTCTTTCGGATGCATTCCTAGAAAACTGGGATGAAGTCGTGCCAACTTTAACCTGGTCAGCTGTGAGCAGCCTTGCCACATGGGCCAACTGGGGTGGAACTAACCAGACTTTGGTTGATGATTTGGTGTCCGACATTGATACGCCCGGCAGTTACGAATTGGCAGCCTATTCAGGCGGTGTGGCTAATGCCTTATCACTTGCCCAAGAAGCCGCCCAATCTGGTCGAGGATTCCTGTATGAAGCCCCTGACGGCTCAATCCACTACGAGTCCTACACGTCCAGAGCGACACAGACACCGCTCACCCTTACTGATGATGACCTGCTCGCCGTAGGCTTGCGACAGGCCGCCCAGTGGTCAGAGATCGTCAATGACGTTACGTTGATCTATAAAGACAATGCCGAGAAGTATGCCGCCGACTACACCAGCCAGCAATCCTTTGGCGAACTATCTGGAACCCGCACAACTACTCTGCATAATGCAGCTGATGCCCAAAGTCAGGCTGATGCATTCTTGGAAAGTCGCGCTTACCCACGCACCTACCCCGAGGAACTTACGATCCCATTGCATAGCCCAACGGTTAGCGATGCCACCCGAGATGCGCTGATTTTGATGCACGTTGGATCAGCTGTGTACACACAAGATTTGCCAGCAGTATTTGGTGGCACTTTTGATGGCTTTGTCGAGGGCATCAAGTGGAATCTAGACCGCTACACAGCCACCATGACATTGATTTGCTCGGCAATTTCCGAGACATACCCAAACCAAATTTGGTTGCAAATCGCACCTACTGTTACATGGGCAGGGTATACTCCAACTACGACAGAATGGCAGGATTTATAGCATGGCAACAACCACTCCGAACTACGGCTGGCCAGTACCAACCAGCACCGATTACGTCAAGGATGGCGCAACAGCCATTGAGGCATTGGGCGATGCTATTGATGCAACTGTATTTGCACTTGGATCAGGATTGAAACTGATTAAAACACAAACGATTGGTTCAGCGGTTTCATCTGTAACCGTAACAAGTGCTTTTAGTACAACCTACGAAGTTTACAGAATTGTCGTCAATGACATGGTTACAAGCGCAGAGGACCGAATTGGTTTGACTTTTAACAATTCAACAGGCAGCACATACAACGATTATTTGGTTTCCAAGGAATATGCTGGTGTTTTGTTATCAGATTCAACAGCTAATACAACAAAAATAAGGATTGCTACTTATGCCCCAACTGGCAAAACGTCCTTTTCATGTGACATTTTTTCGCCATTCCTTACAGCAACGACACAAGTTGCAACGTCCGGTGCATCTAATACTTATAATTTTTTTGGCGGCGGTGTTGATAAAAACGCAGCTTCACAAACTGGTTTTACTTTTACACCAGGCATAGGAACTATGACAGGCGGAACAATCCGCGTCTATGGATACCAAAAGAGTTAAGGCAAAACAATGGCAACCACAAAACCAAACATTCAGATTGACGATCTTGTACGCGAAATGACCACCGAGGAACATACTGCATACAAGGCAGATCAACAAGCAAACGCGGTAACGCAAGCCGAAGCCCAAGCAAAAGTGGCAGCCCGTGAAAGCGCACTAGCCAAACTGGTAGACCTTGGACTTACCGCCGAGGAAATCGCCGCACTTTAACAATAACCACAGGGCCATGACACGAAAGGGCAATCATGGCCTTACCAATTAAGAACGGCAAGATCACAACCGCTTACAAGAAGCCAGGCAAAATGTGGTCTAAGGGTTATCACACAGGCGTTGACTTTGCTGTACCAGTGGGTACGCCAGTACTAGCAGTAGCTGACGGCAAGATCGAAAACGCTAACTGGGGCAAAGCCTATGGCAACCAAGTTGTGCAAAAGGTTGATGGCGGCTGGGTAATTTACGCACACCTAAACAAGGTGCGCTCCAAGCCTGGTCAAGTGGCTAAAGTTGGCGACATCGTTGGCGAGTCCGGCAACACAGGAAACTCGTCAGGCCCACACTTGCATTTTGAAATGCGCGACAACATCCGCTGGTCCGCTGGTAAGGACCTAGACCCAAAGGACATCTTGGCATCATGAACAAAACCAAAAACATCTTATTGAGAATGGTCGCAGTCTTTGCAGCTTCTAGCCTGTCAGTCGTAGGCGCATCAGCCGTTGCAGGTGTTGAGCCAGCCAAGGCAATCATCATCGCTGGAATTGGCGGCGTGGCAGTAGTAATTGAGGGACTAGCCCGAGCATTTTTGAAAGACGGCAACTTAGATGATGCAGAGATCAACGACATCTTTACAGATGCCGATAAGAAACTAGAAAAATGAGCCAACTTTGGAAAGTTGAGTCAGGTGCTAGCAAGCAATCAATTCCACCAAAGGCATGGACATGGGTCGAGTATCCAAAAGGCATTGCGTACAAGGTAGACAAGGCTGGCCAATGGGAATGGATCACGATCCTACGCGTTGAGTTCAGTAAAGGTGGCAAAGTATTGCGAGGCCGCTTTGGTCGTTACCCTGGCACAGACAAACTGGATGAAACTGGTCACGATGATAAAAACATCGGCGGCTGGGATGGCAAGGTGTATCACCTGCACTGGTCACACACCATAGACTGCGATCCATCAATGCCGGTGGGCTTTTGGATTTGGCACGATTCAGCTGCGCCCATCGTTTTAGACGGCAGGCAGATTAAGGCCAAACTGGTCTGATGAATAAACCTTTGAGAGTGGCTTTGGTCGCTTTCATCGTAGGGGTCACGATGTTAGTGCATACGCCCAACGCATACGCCGAAACCGTGTTTACTGAAATTACTTGTGCAAACTTAGCTGGCGAACAGGTGATTCGCTCGGTTGGTTGGGATAACTCGAACCAGTATTTTGCCGATAAGGGAGACATCGCCCGGCACTATTGTGAGGGTGGTTTCGCTGGCCCTTACACAATTTACATCGGTGATTTATTGCCCGTCGATAGCCCTTTGCGGTATTACGCAGGGATTGTGCCAACACCATCACCATCACCAAGCCAAACCATAACCATCGAGCCAACGCTTTTGCCATCGCCTACACCCAGCCCAACTGATTTGCCAACATTAGAACCCACACTAATGCCCACACAAGAGCCACAGCCCGAACCAATTCCAACATCTATCTCGCCCATCCCTGTGCTAGTAGAGCCAACAGTGTCGCCAATAGAACCCACACCAATACCGACACCAGAACCAGAACCAACACAACAGCCAACGCCAGAGATAGCAACACCCGAACCAACCGTCGAACCATCACCAACTCCGATCGAGCCAAGCCCTGTGCCAAGCCCGATCCCAAGCCTAAATCCAGAGGCAGTGACTTTGGAAGTACCGACACAGCTGCTGGCGATCCCGGGCTTTGAAGCATTGGCCGCATCGGTTGAGGCAATTATGAATATTGGCTCGGACATGACCCCAGATCAGCGTGAGGAATCTCAAAGCGTTGTCATTGGTGCAGTCCTAGTCGGTCAAATCGCAACAAGTATAAGGAGAATAAAATAATGAAATGGCTCAAAAAGTACGTTTCAGCAATTACAGCTGATACTTACACCTATGTGGGCTTGCTCATTGCGTATTT